TTCGCCCATGTAAGCCGGACTTGTCGATGAGCGTACATGGACAAACTAAAATTTGTTATTGAAGCGATTCCAAAGGTTTTTATGGCCTGCTTCTTGAGGAACTCTTTTGACATGGAGACAACCGCATCCCCTCCGTCAGCAGACGGAAAAACTACCTGTCCGTCCGGTGTCACAAATTTCTTGTATACTCCTGCAGGAAGTGGGGTGATGATTCTCCCTAAAATTTCGGCTGTTGGTGCTGTATCAGATATATAAAAGCTGTTTCCCCGATTTTTCCCCCCTGCACCGCCTAACGGAATAAAAACCTCGCTCATTACTTACTCACCCCCTTAAGTTTTACTTTGAAATCTTTACTAGGCTTCTCTGCAGCACAGTAGAAAGTTACATACCCATCCGTAACCTCTGCCGCAGTTATTAGTCCTGCCATCTCGTCATAGGTCTCTATATCGGCAGGAGTAGAAGCCTTAGTGTGCGCCTTTCCCATAGATACAGAGTCCGTTGCTTTTACGGATGGGACGGCAACTTTCTGGGCGTATGGCGCAGAAGTGCTCCACGCGTTAGCCGGGATGGTTACGATTGTCTCTTGATACAGAGCATTCACGCTCTTTGTAATTGCGTTTACATCGTTCGCCCCGAAGGGAGTGCCCTCCTGAGTGTAGGATGTTGCGTCGATAAGGCTTACGGTTCCGTCACTGTTATTCTCCATGCGAAACTTCCGCCTCTCATACATGGCATCCTTGTAGTCTGTTTTTAGGCTCATACAAGCTCTCCTTTCGTTCCTAATTTAAAAGATAGCCTACGCATACCTTCCTCTCTCCCTGTAAAGTTTTGATAGATAAGGAGGCAAGCGTTTTCTATTCGGTTAAGTTCATCCCAAGTGATAAAGGGCTGATTATCGTAGAAGGTCTGCCTCTCTCCGATAGTAAAAGGGAAAGTATCGGAACAGATTCTATCCAGGTTAGATTCAAAAGCATTTATCTCATCAGCATAAAATCCGTAGTCTTGATAGCTTTTATCTGCCCCCATATCTGTAAAAGGAAAATCCGACCAAAGGACTACTGCCTTCTGCCGGATCTCGTTGATGTTTCCCTTTATTCGGTTATAGTCTTCTACATTAAAGAAGTCTGTGCTCTTCCAGTCTGTCTTAGGTGTCTTCCACAAAAGAAACCTCCCTTCTTGCCTTTATACTTCCGGATAAGGCACCATTATAATTCAAGGTATGATCAAATACCCGAAGCATTAGCTTATCTACATATTTATTCTCAAGATACAGTAAATCGTTGGCCATTAACCTTGGCTCTCCTCGGTAAGTAAGGCTGTATTCTCTGTCGGCTTTTAAGTAGTTTCCTACCCAGTCTAAAACATCAGTAGCCAGTGCGGTATCCGATATCAAAGGGTTCTTCCACTTTTCTCTTCTTCCGATAAGGTTTAAGTCTTTCTCCAGAGTAGATTCTTTTACGGTGAACTCCTTGCCGATTACCTTTACTTCTTCTCCGGATCCGGAGTAAGAGAACTTAAGGAAGTAGGTTCCTGTCTCGAGAACCGACACTGTGCCGGCAGCAGCCTGTACTGTGCAGTCATAGGAAGGATTGCTAAACTCTGCATGATATTCTCCGGGCTTAGTGCACTCCACTTTAGCAAGCTCCTTTTCCCCTTCTGTGCTATCTAGGTATTCTGTCCTTGTAAGCTCCAAGGTCTTTACAGATTGAAGCTGAGTTCCTAGAGGCGTCTTTGTTAGTTCCCTACCATAGCTAAGTTCATAATCCGTGACATTTCCAAAGCTTACCTTATTAAGGACTGCCCTTCCTCCTGTCCTTGGCAACTCTTTTTCATAAATCAGCATCTTATCAAAAGGCTTAAATTCATGAGATATGGTGAAGTCTTGGCTGTCCACTTCCAGAGTAAGCGTTTCAACGGGTATTCCGTTTACTGTGGTATCTATCCCGATTACTCTAGGATAGGTCTTTCCAAATTGCAGCTCCATGCCAAAGCTTGAAAAGACCGCTTCCATCTGAATGCTGACTTTCAGTTTATCTTCCGGCACGTATCCGATATCCACCTTTCCGCTTCTTGGTAAGAAAAGGCTTGTTCCATCTACCTTTGTAAAGTCTTCATTAGTGAGAGAATAATCCTTCAGAGGAAGAGTCTCTAAAATCTTGTCTCCGTTTGAAAAGTAAGCTTCGTTAATTCCGGTGCTCATCATCCTAGGCACAAAGGAAGAGCGAATCACAATCTTTCCTTTTTCATCCTGGTACAAAAGGCATCTTCCGGCATTGGAAAGGAGCTGTAAAGCTTCTCTATGAGATACTACAGGGATAGGGTTCTTTATCTTTACGGCCTTAAGGTACTCATCAACATAAAACTCGCGTGGATCTACACCCGCATCGGTAAAAACATCGTGGCAAAGATCGTATAGGCTTATCCCCTCCGGACGATACAATCCTTTCCTATACTTCCCTGTAAGACCAGAAAGAAAATCTATCGCGGTAAAACTCATCTTGTCATCGTCAGAGGACCACTCTTTAAGCTTCAATGTTCCTATTTGCAGCCATTCAATTCTTTCCCCGACTTCTTGCCCGGTAAAGGCCTGTACCTTCTGGCCAAGCTCCAAGAAATTTACGGTACTCTTTTCGTTTTCTATGTCGTATGCCCTGTCTTTATTATTTACGCTCAGCCTAAAGTCAATTGTAGAGAGCGCCTCCATGATGGGGCTGATATGCTCTTTTTTACTTGCTGTTAGGATATTCCGTTCGTTAAAGTAAATTCCTATGCCCATAATGATTTCATGGATATGCAGGAAGGCTTGTCCGTTTACCATTCTCTCCGGATGGATAGTAAGAGAAGAAACCCCTTGGAAAACATCCTCACAGACATACTTTCCTGCTTTGTTTCCTCTCACTTCTTTCCGAGCGTTATCGGTAATTATCGTAAAATCAACCGGATACGCTTTTCCGAAGTCTATAGTGATTCCTCTTAAATCGTAGGGAATGGGGAATGTAAATCGCACGTCTCCCATGATATCTTCCGAAACGATTCCTTGATTCAGTACACAATCCGACTTCTCCCTCGGAAGGAAATACATCCGACCGTCTACGGTGCTATAGTTCTGTTCCGTAGTTGCATATAGAGCATCTACAACATAGTTATTAAGAGGCTTCGACAGATTGCTAAAATAAGCTGTCTCAGAGCTCACTTTAGCACTGCCCTGCGCCTCTTGATTAATAACTCCAATATTTACCCTCATTAGGGTATGCCCCCGGAGGGGCTTTTTCATTTCTTCTTTGTATGCACTTGTTACTTGAAGCATAGCCCCTCCCGGTTAGTTTATACCACAATCAGTGATATTTACCTTACAGTCTCGATACGTGGTAGGCAGACCCGATTTATCGAAGGCTATCGGCGTGGCCGTTCTGTTTCCCGGATACATCCGGATAGTCTGAAACCTGTTGTGGACCATATCAGGGATTTTAGCGACCACTACGAATTTGTCGAACTCTTGCAGCATTTCTGCCCAAGTCTTTGCGTCCAGGATTTTCCACTGTAGGGCATCGAATTTGTGCTGATCTCTTCCAACCTTCTGACCAATAAGCTCACCCTTCGCGTTCTTTCCGGCGGACACATTGGTAGCAACTAAAAGATTGCCGCCAATATCCGGAGCAGGAAATTCTTTCCCGTTGATTGTTATCGTTGCCATATTACCCCCTTAAGCTGTAACCGCTTCGGCCTTCCAAGTCGGTAAGCCTTTGTTTTATCTCTCGAACATCCACATAGACCGTTAGATCCATAGCTTCAATCTGCTCAGAGATTCTGGACAGAAATGCAATCATCCGCTCAAGCAGTTCATCCGAGACCCCGGTGTTTGAAGCCAAGCTGACTGCCCGATTAAGTAGCTCCTCCAGTTTGTTCTCCGGAGCAACAACTTCACCGTAGTGCCTGTTATCCCCAATCATGGCAAGTTGAGGCGTATTCGCCTTTACGAATCCTCCTTCTGCAAGCTTAGGAATGCTGACGGTATGGATGTTCGGTATATGCAGTCCGAAGCTGTTTCCACCGATCTCAGGCACCCAGTCCGGAATGTCAAAGCTGATGGAATTCAACGCATTAATCATGCCGTTGATTGCATTAATCACTCCGTTGGCCATCGACTCGACTCCACTAAGGATTGTATTTATCGTTCCTTTGATTCCGTTCCATATACCGGTAAAGCAGTCTACAACGAAGGTCTTCATTCCGTTCCACAGCTTTTCCCAGTTTTCCTTTACTCTGTCAAGCGCTGTGGAAATTCCGGTCTTGATACTTTCCATCTTCTCTGTGAGAACCGACTTTATTCCTTCGAATATCTTTTTAAAGAACTCGGATACCGCTTTCCAGTTGGCTTCCCAAGTTTTCTTTACATTTTCCAGTGCGGCGGTGAGCGCGGCATGAATAGTTTTCAGCACTATCTCTAAAATACCTTTTATGGCTTTCCAGATACCGTCAAATATCGCTTTAATGCCGTTCCACGCTCTATCCCAGTCTCCTGTAAAGACACCGATAATGAAATCCATAAGGCCGCCGATTGCAGCTAACACTCCATCAATTACCGTCCCCACTCCGGATAAGAAAGCAAAGAACGCCGAAACAGCAATATTCAAGGCGTTTCCTATTTGCTGAACTGCCGTCTCAACGAACCAGAGGACAAAAGGTTCAATTACGTGCCATACCGTTTGGATGCATTCAGATATTTTCGAGAACATCTCCTCGGCCTTCGGCATTAATGGTGCAAGGACGTCATCTTTAAATGCCGTGAACTTGTCTGCCGCCTTTTGAATAATCGGGAGAATATAGGTGTTGAAGGCGTTAAGAAATACACTACCAATATTCGTTATTGCGTCTCTCAGCGTCGTAAAAAGCGGATGTATCGAGCCGTCATAGATACGGACGATTGTATCCCCGAACATATGGAATACTTCTGCCAGGTCGTTAAATATCTGCACCGCTGGCACAGATAAGTTATTCAAGGTCTCTATTACCTGGTCTTTTAACTCTGTAATAGGAGTCAAAACAACGTCCAGGATATCCCGGAATACACTCTCAGAGAGAATAAGAATCGTTCCAAAAGTATCCGCAAAAATGCTGATTAAATCCGCACCTATCTGCTTAAAGTTATCACCCCTAAACACGGTGAATATATCTGCGAGGGCGGTTATGAAATTGGTTTGAATATCCACGATGGAGCCCTCGATATCAAACATCTTTACGATACCGCTTTTTATCCGCTCGCTATTCTGGCTCAAATATTTATCTATGGAACCAACGAGAAAATCGGCAAAAGAAAAGCTGATGCTTAAGCCGGCACCAGCGATTTTTCCGAGGGACACTACAACCTTCTCTGCGAATGTATTTGCCGCGGATAAGACCTCCGGGGATGTAAAAATACCCTTCAGGCTTTTTCCGATTCCCTCAATGTGAGATCCTATAGAGTTTAAAACCGATAAGTCTCCAAGTCCTTCCCAGAATCCGGACATAAAAAGATTCTTAAGTTCGTTGAACTTATCAACGATTCCCTTCAAATGCTCATCAATCTTAGCTGTGCCGGCTTCCATTGCACCGGTATCGAAAGACTCCACAGGGAAGTCAGCACCGCCTCCCCCACCACCTTCTCCACCACCTCCACCTCCGGAGGAATCGTTCTGATCAGATAGGATATTTAACTCATCAATGCCTGTAGTCGCACTCTTTATATCTTTAGCAGCCTTTTTAGCTGCCCCGCCTGTTTTCCCTAAAGCTCCACTCGCATTGTTCGCGCTCTTTGCTACGGCATCCGTGCCGGCTGTTACACCTTTAGGATTGATATTAGCCTTTG